GAGCAAACTCACGTCGCCCTTCCGCGCCGCCGCCTTCGCCCGAAGGTAGAGTTCGGCCAACTGTCCCCAGCTCATCGCGCACAGGGCATTCCAGTGAAAGCCGACGTTTTCCGCCGATGCCTTCGGGTTCTTCTTGATGAACTGGCCGGTGGCGTTGAGTTCGCGCCGGGTGCGGTCGCTGTCGTTGAAGTAGTGGTTGCACGACTCACAGCGCATCGCGGTGGTGCGCCGGACTTCGTCGAAATCCCACTCGCCGGTTTCGTCGCGGGCCGACTTGCTCCACTCAACGCATTCCCATTTGAACGGCTGGCGGTGGCCGCATTCCGGGCATGCGAATGTCCACTCGCGCTGGTCGGTCGTCTCGAACTTCCGGTGGGTGTCGTCATCCTCCTCGCCGCCCTGGCTCATGAAAATGCATTTGCCGAGCCATCCGAATGCGGTGACGCGGGCTTCGGCCTCCGCCATGTGGCCCAAAGGCCAACGCCAGGTTTCGTCACCGATCAACCAGCGGATCGAACGCCGTTGCAGGTTGGTTTTGTTGTGCGCCCCGAGAATCCAGAGCGTCATGCCGTTGTTGAACTGGATCGCGTTGTTCTTGCGCTTATGGCGGTGAACGCCGGTGGGCATGAGGCGGGCGACCGGCTCGCATTGGTCGAAGAGCTTCTGCATGCGCGACTCGGAATAGTCGCGGGCATCTTCGTCGGTCTGGTCGAGCCACAGCGCGGGACCGGGCAGGTTGGAAATGATGTAGCAGAGCGTGAGTTCGGGAGCCGTGGTCTTGGACGACTGCACCGACGCGATGATCGAGACGAGCCGGACGCGTGGATCGACCAATGCCTCCATGACCTCGCGGATCCAAGGTGAGTTTTCCGAGCGGAAGCGTCCCGGGTTCGGCGAATACGGGATGGCCTCGATGTGATCCTCACACCATTGCCAGGCGGGACGGCGATCGGGCGGCTGCCATGCCTCGCGCCAGATGTCCTTGAGCGCGTTCATGATTCGTGGAGGCAGCGGAGGACTTCATCAATGGCGCGGCGGCATTCCCGCTGGATGCCGGTGGCGTCGAGACCGGAAAGGACGGGCGGAAGCTCATTCTCGAACTTGGCGCGCAGGATGGACGTTGCCTGGGCGACCAGGCCGATCCATTGCTCGCGAACTTGGGTGAGCGCGACGTATTCACCCTTCTTCACCGCGATGCGCAGCTCGCGCTCCTCCACCTCGGCCAACAACTTGCGGGCCTTGAGCGCCTCCTCGTTGCCGACGGGCACGCGGCCGGCGTTCAGCCCGCGGATGCGGACGAACTCGCGCCAGTCCGCCACCGGCCAGAGTCCGTTGGAAAGCGCCTTGGGTGCGCCTTCCATCTTCTGCCACGTCGAAAGCGTGCGGCGGGACACCCCAAGTGCGGCGGCCAGTTCCACGAGGTTCTTGGCATAGGCCAGCGTTTCCGCGCTGCCCGCCGCCCGGGATTCGATGCGGGCACGTTCGGCCACCGTGAGCGGCTTGCCCGCCGCGACCTTTTTGACGATGTTCTGGAAGTCGGCATCGAGGATTTTCCCGGCGACCTCCGGATCAAGCGACGGCCGTCCGTCATCATGGGAACGTGGCTTGCTCATGGTTTCACCGCCACCCATCCGGCGAAGTTCAGGTGCCGCCAGAAGCAGTCCACCGACGTGAAGCCTTCCTGATACAGCAGTTCCTCGTTCCAGCGGGCGGTGACCGGGACCAGCACGCCTTCGAGGGACATCCGCTTGCGGTCGATCTGCTCGTCGCTGTATCCGTTCTCACGCTTGATCTGGAGGAACAGGTTCACGAATGCCTCATCGAGCTTCGAGGTCGCGCCGAGAACCTTTTCCACGAGGATGAAGGCACCGCCGGGGGCCAGTGACTCGAAGACGCGGCGGATGATCTGCTGGCGGTATTCGATGGGGGTGAATTGCAGGGTGAGCACCGAGAGCACGAGGCTGGATGTCACACCAGGGAACTCGTGGCGCAGGTCGGCAGACTGGATGCTGACGCGGTTGCCGTGCGGGTGGTAGTTGAAGTTCTGCCGCGCCGCCTCGATCATCGGTTCGCTGATCTCCAGGCCGATGTAATCGTTTTCCGCGCCGAACTTGGAAACGAACGGCAAAAGCGCCTGGCCGCGGGAGCACCCCATGTCGATGATCGTGGTCCAGGGCTGCACGAAGCGCCGGCCGACCTCGAAGGTCACCATCCGCATCGCGTTGTATTGCGGGATGCTCCGCTGGAGCATGTCGTCGAAAGCTGCGGTCACCTCCTGGTCGAACTGCCAGGCACCGCGTGGCATCACCTCGTCACGTTGGGCGTCACTCATGCCCGCGTGGCGGGTGTCAACGCGGCAGCCGCTTCACGATCCGCGTGCCCTCGGTCAGGCAGGTGCCTTCCTCTGTCACCCAGAAGCACGGGATGGAAAACTTCGCATACATTTCGCGAGTCCGCGGATTGCTCTCGATGGCGAGGTATCGGGCATGTTCGCCGTGGATCGGGAACACGTCCTTTTTCAGCAGATGCTCTTTGATCGCCGGGGGATTCCACCAGCCCTTGGGAGCGAAGCACGCATCCTGCGGACGCCAGCCGGTCTGCTCCTCGATGCGGTCGAGGGTTTTCATCATCCAGGTGACCGGGCGGGCGGTGATGATAACGACCGTGTGTGGCCGCACCAGTTCCACCAGCCATTGCCGGTATTGCTCGCTGGCGAGGCGCTTTTCCATGCGTTCGGGTGTGGTGCCGCGTGCCGGATTGTTGGCCACCAGCGTGTAGTTGAGGTCTAGCAGGATGATCATAGGGTAATCTGAAGACGTTGGGCGAAAGAGTCCATGGCGCATTGCACGAGATCCATGCGGGTGCCGTCCGGATAGGGCAGGTTGAATTCAAACTCGATGGCCGCACGCAGGCGGGCGGGATCGACGTGACGGGCCGCCGCGCAGGCCGCGTTGATGTTGTTGGAGAACTCTTCCACCTTCACCGAGCGGAAGAACGTGCCGAAGAGATCCTTGAACTCCGCAACGGTGTGATACTTCTGGACCTTGGGCTTGTCCTGAAAGTCGCCGATGCGGATGCCCGGTTCATAATCGAGGCGGAACGCGATATTGCCCGCGTTGCTCTCGTTCATGAACGCCTTGCCATTGACCTGCCGCCAGCCGGACTCGCCCGCCGACGAGGCGCAGGCATAGACCTTGGTGAACGGCTTGCAGAGGGCGGAGCAAAGACAGGCAATGTGGTCGCGGTCCTCGCGGAACGGCACGGAGTTCAGCACGCTCGCGATGAAGATGCTGGTCCACTCTTTGCCTGCCGCTACCTGAGCGAGGAAGTCACGGGTCAGTTCCACACTCTCGGCCTTGTTGATGCCCCCTGGTCCGAGGCGGTATGGCTCGAACGGGGTGCAGTCGATGCCGACCTGGCGCAGGAGGAAGGTTTCCGTCAGGTGGCCGGCCCCGAAGTCGAGAATGGTCGTGCCGTGTTCCTTCAGCCAGCGGGCGCGGTCGGTGGCCTTGCCGATGTCGAAGTCCTTGCATGGCTTCGCGCCATGCGTCGCGAAGATGAAGCCGTTGCCAAGTTCGCGCCTCACGCGGCGTGCGCGGCGGAACGAATTGAAGCGCAGCATGTCGGCATAGCGCGTGTGGATGTCGAAGTCCATCGACAGCAGGTTCATCATGGCCCGTGCAAATTCGGCCTCTTCGTCGGTGACAAACACGACCGGCGCGAACGCCGTGCCTTTTTCGGCCAGCATTTCCAGCCTGCCGATGCCGTTTATGACCGACAAATCCTCGCGGCAAACGATGGGCATGAGGATGCCGTGGCGATGCAGCGTGCGGGCGAGGTTGCGTGCATACTGGATCCAGCGGCCGGCGTTCACCCGGCAGAGATCCTTCACGGCGACTTCCGCGGGCTTGAGGCAGCGCAGGAATCCATCGCCGCCGACCACCTTGTCGGGGATTCGTGCGGCGAGTGCCTGGATGTCGAGCGATTGCAACTCGCTGGTGACCCGGCCGGGCGTGCTGTTGAAATCGAAATCGTTGGTCGCCCGATTGAAGACGATGTTGAGCGCCTTGCGCTGGTCGAGATCGAGCGCCTTGGTGCGGAACACCGGGACGTGCGTGGCACCCATGCGGGAGGCGACGAGGTGGCGCTGGTGGCCGGATAGGATTTCGCCGTCAGAGTCAGCGAAGATCGGGGCGATGAAGCCGAGCTTGCGCAGCGAGAGTTCGATCAGGTCAAGCCGCTCGGGCACCGCCGACCGTGGGTTGTAGGTCGATGGTCGAACGGCGTCGATGGGTTCGAGGGTGATGTTCATAGTCCGAGGCGGCTGCGGATTTCCTGAATGACCGAGTCCTTGTCGAAACCGGCGTCCTGCTTCACTCGGTCGCACCACGCGATGAATTCGTCCTGGGTGATGCGGAACCGATAGAGGCCGACCGCCACCGTGACATCGCTCTTGTCTAGTTCCTTGTCGTGGCGGTCATCGTCATCCTCGTCATCGTCGTTGCCGCCCGGATTGAGCAGCCCATCGAGATCGGCAGGCTCGAATCCCGCGAGGATCGTATCGAAGTCGGCGGCCTTCCATTCGCTGGCGATCTTTTCGAGTTCGTTGAGATCGACCGTGGAAAGTTCGGCCAAGCGGTTGTCGGCGACCAGCACGGCGAGTTCGTCGTTCTCGCTGGCGAAGTCCTGATAGTCCACCGGCACGACCTCGACGCCGAGGTGCCTGGCGGCCATCAGGCGACCATGGCCGGAAACGATCAGTCCGGTGAGATTGGAGACGGTAATCGTCTGCCGCCAACCGAAGTAGCGGATGTTCTTGGCGAGCAGTTCAATTTGCCGCTGCGGGTGGGTGTTCGGGTTGCGCGGGTTGGGTTTGAGTTCACCGACCGGCACCAGTTTGTCGAAAGAACACCAGACTTCGATGCCATTGGCGAGGGTCCGGGCTTTGGGAGAATCATCCGTCATCGCCGTGGATGCGGCTGTCAACAGTCGCTGGCATCCAGCCAGGATTCCAGATCGGCGAGTGCGGCCCGGACGCATCCGCCAGAGCCGACCGCAATCCGCAATGACGTCGCTC